AAAAAGCCGACGAGCGCGTGGTGAGCAGTCTTTACCATAAGGCGGTCGGCTACACGTTCGAAAGCGAGAAGATATTCCAGCACCAGGGCGAGATTATCCGAGCCCCTGTTCGCGAGCATGTTGCGCCCGACACGACTGCGGCCATCTTCTGGCTGAAGAACCGCCGCCCTGCGGACTGGCGCGACAAGCAGGAACATACCGGCCCTGATGGCGGGCCGATCCAGGTAGTCATAGGCACCAAGGACGCGGCTATCCTTTGATCGATGTTGGTGAGTGGACGGAAATCCTGGGCAGCGTCTCTCGCCCCAATGATCCGTTCAAGCTTCACAAAAAGCAGCAGGCTCAGATTGATCTTCTGGCCTCTGATGCCACTCACATCATGGCATACGGCGGCTCTCGCTCGGGGAAGACATTCGGGTTTGTCCGCGCAGTGATTATCCGGGCTTTGGCCCATAAAAGCCGGCACGCGATGCTTCGCTACCGGTTCAACCATATCAAGGCTTCGATCATTCTCGACACGCTGCCCACAGTGATGGAGCGGTGCTTTCCCGGTGTTGCTGCCAACTGCAAGCTGGACAAATCCGACTGGTATCTAACGCTGCCGAATGGCTCGGAAATCTGGTTCGGCGGGCTGGACGACAAAGAGCGCACCGAAAAGATCCTGGGGCAGGAATACGCGACGCTCTATCTCAACGAGTGCTCGCAAATACCCTATGCCTCTCGCAACATGGCGATCACACGCCTAGCGCAAAAGACTCCGCTCAGGCTGAAAGCCTACTACGATTGCAACCCGCCAGGAATGGCGCATTGGACCTACAAGCTTTTCGTTGAAAAGAAGGATCCAGATCGCCGGACGCCGCTGGCAAATCCCGCGAACTACGCCGCCATCACCATGAATCCGAAGGACAATGAGGCCAATCTCCCGGCCTCGTATCTGGAGGAGCTTCAGGGCATGTCGGAAGCCATGAGGCGTCGCTTCTGGCTTGGGCAGTTCGCCGACATGGCGGATTCGGCGTTGTGGACCATGGAATTGCTGGATCAGCAGCGCATCGTTGATGGCAAGATACCGGAGATGGTGCGGATCGTGGTCGCGGTTGATCCTTCCGGTGTAGCCGGCGAGGAAGACAAGCGCTCCGATGAAGTCGGTATTGTCGTCTGCGGTCTTGGCAAGGACGGCAGAGGATACATCCTGGAGGACATTTCAGGGCGCATGGCTCCCGCGTTATGGGGCGCAGCGGCTGTCTCTGCGTTCGATCGATGGGAAGCCGATTGCGTTGTGGCCGAGAGCAATTTCGGCGGGGCCATGGTGGCGGAAATCATCCGCTCGGCGGCCTCCAAACGTGGCGGTTCTACCGTGCCGTATCGAGAAGTCACCGCATCGCGCGGCAAGATTGTGCGGGCCGAACCTATCGCGGCTCTCTTTGAGCAGCAGAAGGTCTCGCTCGTCGGCTATTTCGGCGATTTGGAAGATCAGCTCTGCGCAATGACAACCGCTGGTTATGTCGGGTCAAGAAGCCCGGACAGGGCAGATGCAATGATCTGGGGCCTGGCTTCCCTGTTCCCTGCCATGACGAGGCGGGAAGAAAGCCGATTTGGCCGGCAAACGCCAGTCGTCAATCTGGGCCATTCGAACATGAAGAAACGGAGAGCCTGATGAACCTTTTCGGCAAGGCACCAAAGCCCACCCCGCCCACGCCAATGCCCGTTCCTGATGATGCGGCAGCCCGTGCGGCCGACCTTCGCGAGCGTCAGCAGATAGCGGCACGGACGGGCAGGGCATCCACGATGTTATCTCGGCGTACTGGTGATGCCGGGACCGCGAGCTATTCCAATTCACTGCTTGGGCAGGCCGGCTAATCGATGGACAGCCGCGTACCCGACCGTCTGAGATGTCAAAAGGTGCGGCCAATCGAGCGGCATGACGACATTTGCATTATCCCGTTGACCAGGGGGTATTGCGCCATAATCGACGCGAGTGATGCTCATTTGGTTGAGTACGCAAGAACCAACGCTGACATTCGCGGTGCCGCCTAATGGACACGAGAGCGCGCGAGCTGGTGAGCATCGGGGATAAGCTCTTCGCCAAGAAGCAGCAATGGGATTCGCTCAATCAGGAGGTTGCCGAGCAAATCTACCCCATGCGCGCGGACTTCACGCAGTCCTTCACGCTGGGGGATGATTTCTCGACAGACCTGATGGACTCCTATCCCGTTCAGGCGCGGGAAACGCTCGGCAACACCATCGGGGCATTGCTTCGTCAGGGCGAATGGTTCGCGGTCAAGACAGGCTACGACGAGGTTGACGAAGACCCGGCGAATGCCCGCTGGCTGGAATACGCGACCAATCATTTCCGCCGGCTGGTCTATGATCGCAGGGCCAATTTCGTCAGGGCAACGAACGAGGCGGATCACGATTGGGTGGCGTTCGGCAATCCTGTTCTGTCAGTGGAAGAAAGCCCGGATCGCTCGCATTTCCTGTTTCGGACTTGGCATCCCAAGGAATGCGCATGGATGGTGAACGCGGTCGGCAAGATCGACCATAACCAGCGCAACATGCCGATGACGGCGCGCAACATGAAGATGCGCAAGGCATGGGCGGGAAACCTTCACCAGGACATTCTAACCGCTGCCGAGAAGGACCCCTCGAAGGAATTCAAGGTCCGGCATATCGTCCTGCCATTCGAGGAGATCTACGGCGACGACAAGGCCAAGCGCCGCCAGTACAAGAACAACCCCTATTGCTCGCTCTATATCGATGTGGAGCATGAGGCTATTCTGGGGGAGGGGCCGCTCCCGGTCTTCAATTACGTCATTCCAAGATGGCGCACGGTATCGAGCTTCCCGCAGGGCTTCAGCCCCGCAGCCATCAACTCGCTTCCCGATGCGCGCATGCTTCAGTCTCTTGCCCGCATCCTTCTGGAGCAGGGCGAGAAGGCGGTTGACCCGCCCATGTTCGGCAAAGGGGAAATCTTCCGCGATGCCGTCAATCGATATGCTGGCGGTCTGACCTATGTGGACATGGAAGCGGACCAGAAGCTTCAGGATTCGATTTTCATCGAACAGCCGTCAGGCGGCCTAAGCTTTGGGCAGGAAATGAAGCAGGACGTGAGGGCACTCATTGCGGAAGCCTTCCTGCTCAACAAGATCACGCTGCCGCCGCAGCAGAAGACGGCCTTCGAGACGCAGGCAAGGCTTGAGGAATACCGCCGCGCCATCCTGCCGTTCACCGGGCCTATCGAGAGCGAATACCATCTGCCTCTCCTGGACATCGGTTTCCAGATGGCGATCAGGAACAACGCCTTCAACATCGATGAAATGCCAAGGGCGTTGAGCGAAGCGGATGTGACGTTCACCTTCGAAGGCCCGCTGAACACCGCCGAGGGTCGGCAGAACGTCCAGGCATTTCAGGAATCCATCCAGATCGTCGCCGGGGCTGCACAGATCGACAAGACGGTGGCAACGCTCATTGACTGGCAGAAGGCCACCAAGGATGCCGTGCGCGGCACGCAGGCGCCCGCAGACTGGTTCAATGACGAACAGACAGTTCAGGACGCCACGGACCAACAGAACACCATCGACGGCCTTACGCAAGCCGCTACAGCGCTACAGGGCGGGGCTGTGGTGGGCAAGAACGTCGCGGATGCGTCCGTGGCACTCCAGCAAGCCGGCATGATCCAGCCGCCAGCGGTGGCCGCGTGAGGTTGATTCTGGCGCTCCTGCTCCTCGCGGGCTGCGCATCCAAGCCGGATATGTCACGTGAAACATCGCTGGCAATCGTCAAGTTCGTAAAGGCTCAAGAACAGAAACACCCATAGGAGGCAACTATGGCTAAACCTGAGCACGTCCAGTGCAAGAATTGCATCTTCTGGGAGGGATATGGCGGCGGTATGGGCACCTGTCGTCGGTTCCCCCCAAAGCCTGAGGGCACGCCACAGAGGCTTATAGAGGGCATCGCAGCGATCTATTCGCATATGACAGGCGTAGAGACAGCGGACGACTCCATACAAGAATTTATGGAGCCTGGGTACGTCAGAGAGTTTTGCAGCCATTCGGACACGTACTCCGATGACTGGTGTGGCGAGTTCCGCAGCGAATGGCTCGTGTCTCCATGAGCGCGGCACTTATCATCATGGCAATCGTTGCCGCCTTCGTTGGCGGCGTCGTGCTGGCAATGGTGCTGACTTACATCGCGGTCTGCGCCGCAATCGCGAAGGCGCTGGGCTGGTGACGGAAGCACATTCGCCGGCCGCCTATGACAAAGACATTCTCATGGCGGTTCGCGCCGTGATCGCCGGCAAGGCCAATGAAGGCCAGCAACAGACGGCCATGGACTGGATCATCAACCAGGCCAGCAACTACTACGACCTGAGCTACCGCAAGCAGGACAGTCACGCCACGGCATTCGCTGAGGGCAGGCGATTTGTCGGCGCCCAGATCGTGAAAATGCTCCGCGCGGAAACCCTCAAGGCAGTCGAGGGCAAGCCGCCAAAACCAGTTCGAGGCAAGAGGCAAGAGGCACCGAATGACTGACTTGGCAGACGCGCCGAACCCCAACCCTGTACCGGACCCTGCGCCAGCGCTCGACCCGAAGCCGGCCGATCCGGCACCTGAGCCCAGCCCGGCTGATCCGCCTCCCGCCGACCCAAAGCCGGAACCCAAATCCCCATGGGGCGACAACTGGCGCGAGGATATGGCTGGCGGTGACGATGATGTCGCCAAGGCCATTTCTCGCTATGGTTCACCCAAGGGGGTCGCGCGGGCTCTGCGTGAGGCACAGGCCACAATCAGGTCTGGCCAGCAGCGGCCAGCGAAGCCGGACGGCAAAGACGAAAAGGCGATGGCCGAATGGCGCAAGGCCGAAGGCATCCCGGACGATCCGACCGGCTACAAACTGCCGGAAGCAGTCCAGAAGCGGTTGACCGACGAGGACAAGCCGATCCTCTCCAGCTTCACCGAATTCGCCCACGCCAAGGGCGCCCGGCCTGATGTCGTTGAGATCGCCTCCGAGTGGTACATCGACATGATGGACACGCTCCAGGCCAAGCAATCCGAGACGGACAAGGTGGCTGCGGAAGAAGCGGAGGACACCCTTCGCAAGGATTGGGCGCACGGCGAATACAAGGCCAACACCACCATTGCCCGCCGCTGGATCGAGGGCATTCCCGGCGTAGGCGCCAAGTGGGCTGAGGCGCGCGTGGATGGCAAGCGCCTTGGTGATATCCCCGAGTTCATCGCATGGGCCGCCGACATGGGCCGCGAGAAGTTCGGCGATGTGGCCTTCACGTCCTCCGACAGCGAGCGCAAGCACACCGCGCGCAAGGAGGAGATCGAGAAGATCATCGGCACCGATGAGTATTATGAAAAGGGTCTCGACAAGGAGTACGCGCAGATCCTTGAGCGCGAGTTGAAGCGCAAGAAGTAGGAATTCCTGACAGCCCGTCAGTGAACAAAGCTCGCTTCGGCGGGCCTTTTTATTGCCTGCACGGCCACCCCGGAAACGGCCCCGCGCAAAGCAATCCTTCTGCCTATGACGTGAAGCCCCGACAAGCCGACCGGCCACCCCTGCAAAGGCCCCGGAACGCCTTCGGCCACCCTGCACGACAGCGGCTCCAAAACCCCTCAACACTGAAAGGAACTGATCATGGCTATCGAAGCCGCAATGATCCAGTACCGGAAAGAGTTCATCGGGGCTTTCGAGCAGCGCGTGAGCCTGCTCAAGGCCATGACGACCAAGGAATCGGTGATCAGTGGCAACCAGGCCACCTTCCTCGTTTCCGGTTCCGGTACGGATACCGCAGTCAGCCGTGGGACCAACGGCCAGATTCCGTATGGCAACCCCACGAACTCGCAGGTTACCGCGACGCTTGTTGAAAAGCATGCGCCGTATGAGCTGACCGGGTTCAACATTTTCGCCTCGCAGGGCGACCAGAAGCGCGTCATGCAGAATGCGTCGATGGCGGTCATCAACCGCGACATCGATCTCACGATGCTGGCCGAACTGGCGAACGCCACGCAGGACTTCGGCACCGGCACTGCCTCCCTGGCAACCGTTACCGGCGCCCAGGCGATCCTTGGCAATGCCGACATTCCGGTGGAAGACGAGAACAACATGTTCGCCGTCATCTCCCCGGCGTTTCGCGGCTATCTCATGCAGACGACCGAATTCGCTTCGGGCGACTACGTGGATGTCAAGCCGTTCGGTGGCCCGGCCCGCAAGATGTTCCGCTGGATGGGCATCAATTGGGCCGTCTCCAGCCGCATCACCGGCCTCGGCACTTCTTCGGAAATCTGCTATATGTTCCACCGCGACGCCATCGGCTATGCGGTGAACGTTGGCGAGGAGAAGATCGCCATCGGGTACGATGAGAAGCAGGACACGTCCTGGTCTCGCGCCACCGTCTTCCACGCAGCAAAAATCCTCCAGAACACCGGCATCGTGAAAATCACTCACGACGGCTCGGCGTTCGTTGCCACGTAAGGAGACGAACCAATGGCATACGTTCCCGACAATCTCGCGATGACCATCAACCCGGTCGGCGGCTACATGCCGCGCGTGTTCATGTACTTCAACTCCGCTGCGGACTCGGACGCCACCATCACCGGCGCTTCCTGGTTCTCGGACGGCGTGACGAAGGGCATGCGCGTCGGCGATCTGGTGGACGCCATCAACACCGGCACCGCCAAATACAAACGCTACCAGGTTGCGTCGGTTTCCGGCGCGGCTGCCACGGTGGCGGCTCCGACCGCGATCACCTGATAAGCAATTCGCGGCTTCGGTCGCGGGTTGCCTCCCTCGCGGTCGTGGGGGCTGGCCTTGTGCTGGCCCCCGAACCGCTCCCAATCCATGAGGCACCAAATGAAGATCCCCGCACAGACGGCGCTCAACAGCGCTGATTACACCCGCACGCTTCGGCGCATGGTGGTTCCGAACTCCATGACCATGGAGGATGTCTCCATCCCCGGCAATTGGGCCAACATCTTTTCCAAGGTCACGGTCGATGACGAAGTTATCGTCACGCCGGAAGACCGCTCCTGGCGCCTGCATCTGCTTGTTGTGGAGCGCGGCACAGGCTGGGTCAAGACGGCGCTCCTTCATGCGATCGATCTGACGAAGACCGCGGTCAAGCCGGTCATTGAGCAGACAGGCGAACTGCCGGAAGACGCGCCTCAGCCTCCCGAAGGCTACACCGTCAATTTCGCGCCGGCCCACAAATGGCGTGCCATGACGAACGATCCGCATCTGGTGGTCAGCAAGGATCACAAGACGCGGGCCGAAGCTGTAGCGGCTGCAATCGCGCATTCCCAGAAGGCTTCGGGCCTCTCGGCATGACAACCATTGCCTATCGCGGGGGCATCCTGGCCGCCGACAGTCGGATGATGAACGGCGGCTGGATACATCGATATTCGGCCAGCAAACTCTTCCGTTTGCCATCCGGCGACGTTGCGGGCGTCACTGGCACCTATGCTGAGGCGGTGGCTTTCATCCGCTGGCTTCAAAATGGCGAAGGCGGCGACAGACCTTCGCTTTCGGAGTCTACGATCATTCGACTGCGCAAGACTGGCTCTCTCACGATCTATGAGGCCGGCGCATCTTTCGATGTCACGACTGAATTTGGCGCATGGGGTAGTGGGTCTCCAGCGGCCAATGCCGCCATGTACATGGGCGCCGATGCAGCCAAGGCAGTCGAGATAGCTGCACTGCTGGATGATAGTACGGGCGGTGAGGTTGTGACCATGAAGTGCGAAGCCTGACATGGCCTCTCGCCTCTCCATCTACAAATCAGCGCTACGCTATCTCGGCAACGCAGCGGGCGTGGCAAGCCTCACAGAGGTGAGCCCCGCTCGTTATGCGCTGGACGATGCATGGCAGGATGCCGGCGAATACATGCTCGCCAAGGGCCTTTGGAACTTCGCCATCCGCACATCGCAATTGAGCGCTGATGAAGATGTGGAGCCGTTGTTCGGCTATCAGTATGCGTTCTCCAAGCCGGCTGATTGGGTCCGAACCGTCAACATCAACACAGATCCTGACTTCGGCATCGGCTTCGAGGATTTCGCCGACGAAACCTCCTACTGGTACGCCAATAGCGACACGCTCTATGTGCGCTATGTTTCGAATGGCGATGCCTACGGGTGGAACATCGGGGCATGGCGGCAGCCGTTCGCGGAGGCTTTTGCGGCCTATCTGGCGTTCCAATGCTCGCTGCCGATTTCCTCCGACAAGGGAACACGCTCCGATCTGTTCAATCTCGCCAAGACTCTCCTGACTGAAGCCAAGACCCTGGACGCCGTGGACGAGCGCGTGGCTTACACGCCGGCCGGCCGGCTGGTACGCTCCCGGCTCCGCAGGGGTTCGCTGACCGGCACGAGGCGCGGCCTCTAGATGCCACGCGTCAACACGTACCTCCAGCATTTTTGCGTAGGCGTTCAGGACAAGAAGCACCTTGCCCGCGTCGATCTGGAGCGCATGCGGCTTGCGGCCGAAATCCAGACCAATCTGCTTCCTCTCACCAGCGGCCCCGCCTTCATGCGACCGGGGCTTGAATACCTCTCGACCACGGACAGCAACAATATCTGCCGGCTGAAGGAATTCGTCTTCGGCGCGACGGACGCCGCGTTGATGGAATTCACCGACAGGCTTCTGCGCGTCAAGGTGGATGACGTGCTGGTAACGCGCCCAACCGTCACGGCGGCAATCACCAACGGCAATTTCTCGTCGGGCACCGGCTGGACGCTCACCGCAACGTCGGGTGCTACCAGCACGGTCTCTGGCGGCTATCTCAACCTGACAGCCCTCGCTCGGGGCTCAAAAGCCTCAGCCGCGCAAACCATCACCGTCAATGAGATCGGGACTGAACATGCGCTTCGCATTGTTGTCGAGCGCGGCCCGGTAACGCTGCGTGTAGGATCGACATCGGGCGGTGACGAATACATCAACGAAACGATCCTGCGGACGGGTACACATTCCTTGGCCTTCACGCCCACAGGGGCGTCGTTCTATCTGCTGTTCCAATCCGAACTGGAGCAGTTGAAGCGCGTCGATAGCGTCACCGTGGAGGCGGCGGGCATCATGACGCTGCCCACGAACTGGCTCGAGGCCGATCTGTGGACGATGCGTTTCGCGCAGTCGGCCGATGTGGTGTTCGTTGCCTGCGACGGCTACCGGCCGCAACGCATCGAGCGCCGCTCCACCAGGTCATGGTCCGTCGTCAATTACCAGCCAGACAATGGGCCGTTCACGCTCGACAGGACGCGGGCGGTCAAGATCACCCCGAGCGCCACCGAGGGCAATGGCACTCTCACGGCGTCGGCGCCATTCTTCACGGCCGATCATGTGGGCACGCTGTTTTCGCTGTTCCATGAGGGCTTTTCCTGTTCGACGCAACTGGCAGGGGCAGGGCAGTTCACCGATGCCTTCAAGGTCACCGGCATTTCCAGCACCGATTGGAATGACCGGAAGTGGACATACACCGTCACCGGAACATGGTCGGGAACGCTTCGGTGGCAGCGCTCTTTCGATGGCGATGACAGGGGCTTCAAGCCGTATCCCTATCAGCATGGCTCATCCACCATCGACATCACCACAAACCTGGCATCGACCAATAACGACGATAACAGCGACAATGCCATCATCTGGTATCGGCTTGGATTCGAAGAGGGGACCTACACATCAGGTGTTGCAACCATCAACGTGACTTATGGCGCGAGTGCGGGTTCCGGCATCTGCCGCGTGACGGCGTTCAACAGCTCAACGTCAGTGGATGTTGAAATCCTGTCTCCGCTGCACGGCACCAATCCTACCGACAACTGGCGCGAATGCGAATGGTCGGCCGCCCAAACATGGCCTTCTGCCGTGAGCTTTGCGGAAGGTCGTCTGTGGTGGTCTGGCTCTGATAGGTTGTGGGGCTCGGTCTCCGATGGCTTCGAAGACTTCGATGATGCTACCGAAGGCGATAGCGGGCCTATCTCGCGTTCCATAGCCACGGGCGGCGTGAATGACACGCAATGGCTGCTTGCCCTCCAGCGGCTTCTTGTGGGCACGGAAGGGGCTGTCTCAACCGTCAAGTCGTCATCCTTCGATGAACCACTGACGCCTACCAACCTTTCCATCAAGGACTCGTCTTCCACGGGCGCATCTTCAATCGACCCGGCTCGTGTGGACACCAGGGGCCTGTTTGTCGATCGCTCGTCAAAGGCGCTGTTCGAATTGTCTTTTGACGGGCAGAGTTCGGACTACAACGCCACGCAGATGAGCAAGCTGGCGACTGACCTCTTCACCTCCGGCATCAAGACGCTTGCCGTTCAGCGCCGACCCGATACCCGCATCTGGGTCATCAACAATGACGGGTCCTGCGTTTGTGTCGTCTATGAGCCCCTGGAGGAGGTGCTGGCCTTCATCCCCATGGAAACGGACGGCGAGTTCGAAAGCGTTGCCGTTCTCCCTGCGGATGACCAGGATAGGACCTATTTCGTTGTCAACCGCACCGTGAACGGCTCGACAGTCCGCTATATCGAGAAGATGGCGCTGGATAGCGAAGTGAAGCCCACGACGCTTTGCAAGGTCATGGATGCCTTCTCTCACGGCATCAATTCCCCGGCATCGGCTACCATAGCCGTTGGTACGCACCTGATTGGGGAAAGCGTGGTGGTTTGGGCCGATGGCGCACCGCTGGTGACGCTTGGGGCAGATGGCTACACCACGCCGAATACCTATACCGTGGACGGAAGCGGCAACATCACGCTCGGTGCGGCGGTCACGAATTGGGTAGCCGGCCTTCCGTACACCGCTCGCTACAAATCGGCAAAGCTGGCATACGGCGCGGCTGGCGGCACGGCGATGCTCCAGAAGAAGAAGGTGGATGAGCTCGGCCTGGTCATGACGGATTTCGTCAGGGCTGGTGTTCGCTACGGTTCACAGTTCGACAATACCGAGCGCCCATTGTTCCCGCTTCCGGTACAACAGGGGTTCACCACGGCCCAGGCCATCGTCTTGAGCGATGTCGATGACGAAGAGCCGTTCGTCTTTCCTGGCGAGTGGAATACCGATAGTCGCGTCTGTGTCGAATGCTCCTCACCAAATACAATGACTCTAATATCTCTTGTTATCGGCGTGACCACCAACGGCTGATGCTGACAATCCACCACGCCGACCCGTACAGCGTTGCGGTGGCCTTGGACATTGAGATCGACTGGCCGGCAATCGCCTATGTCGGAGTGGATGATGATGTCATTGTCGGCTCCGGTGGCCTGGCATGGGGCAATGACCGGTGCTGGATATGGTTCACCGTAACTGCGCCGAAACCGGAATATGCGCGCCCCATCCTGTCGATGGCGCGCAAGTTCATGAAGAAGGCCGCTCAGCTGGGCGAGCGCTACGTCTACGCGATCCGCGATCCGCAATATGAAACCGCGCCAAGGCTGATCAAGCTGGCGGGGTTCGAGTTCTTTGCCACCGAGAACGGCAACGAGGTTTTCCGATGCAAAGTTGGGTGACGGCCTGATGTCCGGTTTGGAACTCCTTGGCGCGCTTGGCTCCGTTCTTTCCGGCGCCGGGACGATAGCGGCCGGGGCTGCGGAAAAGCAGTCCGCCGACTTCGAAGCCGCGCAGATGGACATGAAAGCCAAGGAAGAGGTTGCCGCAGCCCAGCGCGACGCCATCGCCAAGCGCAAGGAAGGGGAAATCCTCAACTCGCGCGCACAGGCCCTTGCAGCTGCATCCGGCGCGGGTGCCGGCACGGACGCGCCCACCATCGTCAAGCTCATGGGGCAGACGGCGGGAGAGGCCGACTACAACGCGCAGACGGCCATGTACGGCGGATACTCCCGAGCGGCGGGGCTGAGGGACAGCGCTAAGGCTCGCCGCATGTCGGGCAATGCATCCCTGCTTGGTTCGGTTCTGGGCGGCTTCGGCTCCATGGCTGGCGGCATGGCTAAGTCAGGTGTGTTCGGCTGATGGCGCGCCTTCCATCCAAGCTCGATTTGAGCGGACCGGAGAACCTTCGCTCCGGCAGGGCGATAGCCCAGATCGATACGAGCGGTATCGGGCGGGGGCTCGCCAGTCTCGGGGCTGATATCCAAGGGATCGCGGCTGAACGGCGCCAGCAGCAGAACGTAGTCGATATTGCACGCGCGGAAGCCGAAAAGGAAAAGGGATTTATCGGAATAAAGAACGACTTCCGATATGACCCAGACTATTCGACCTACAACAAGCGGGCTCCGGCGCAGACCAGCGAAGTCGTCGAGAACGCGGCAAACCTGATCCGAGACCCGCAGATGCGCGAGCGCTGGTCTCTCAGCGCTGGCACGGACGCGTTGCGCGTCAACGACGCTATCAATGATCATGGCGTCACGATGCAGCGCGAAGCCGAAACGGCCGCCTTCGACAATGCATTGGAGACCAATCGCCGGCTCTATGTCGATCCGAACACGCCTCCAGATGTCAGGGCCAAGGCCAAGGCGGACATCGCCGGGGCTATTCAGCAAGGACAGGCGTCGGGCTTGCTCGACCCAAGCCAGGCTGAAGCGCGCCGGGAGCTATATATCAACAAGGCCAATTTCAGTCGGGCCGAACTGGAGGCCGAAACCAACCCTGACGCGTTCCAAAGACCGCGCGGCGCCATCGGCAACATGATCGCTGCTAAGGCCCGGCAGTACGGTGTGCCCCCCAGCATCGCCCTCGGCATCGCTCAGATCGAAAGTGGGTTGAACCCGAACGCTCAGTCAAGTTCCTCTTCAGCCGGCGGCTTGTTTCAATTCGTGGACGGCACGGCGAACCAATACCATCTGCGCAACAAATTCGACGCGGAAGCGAATGCGGATGCCGGCGCACGGTTGACGGCTGACAATATCGCCGGGCTGAGGCGAGACCTTGGCCGCGAGCCCACGCCGGGCGAAGTCTATCTTGCACATTTCAGCGGTTACGGGGTTGCGGAGAAGCTCGCCAAGGCGCCAGCGAACACCCCTGTAAGCGCCATCTTCAGCCCGCAGGCCATTGCTGCCAATCGTTCCATCCTCGCAGGCAAGACGGCTGGTGAGGTCAAGGATTGGGCCGATGCCAGGATGGCTACTGCCACTCGCCAGGCCGGCGGCGGTGAGAACCCGGATTATTACGACACGCTCTCGCCTGAAGAGAAATACGCTGTCCAGACCAAGGCGGACGCAACCCGCAACAAGATTGCGGCAGACAACAAGTTTGACATTGAAACAGCCGTCACCAATGGCCCTGCCGCCATGTTTTCCACCGGGCAGTATACGGGCGCGACGCCGACACAGCAGCAGTTCTTCGACGCCTACGGTCCGCAGGAAGGCGCATCACGCTACGATGCCTTCGTCTCCTCGATGCAGACGAGCAAACAGGCTTACGACATGCGCACCATGTCTGCGGGCGATATCCAGCAGATGGTCAACGCCGCTAAGCCCACCTCGTCGGGTGATGACGCGGCACTTCAGGCCAAGCGATACGAGACGCTGGTCAACGCACAGGAAGCAACCATCAAGGCGCGTGAGGCAGACGGGGCAACGGTAGCCCGCACTGTCTTTCCGTCCGTTGATGAGAAGTGGAAGCAGGCTCAGGCGGCTGGCAATTACACGGACGCGGTGAATGCCTCCATCATCGCGCAGGAGCAGCTTGGCATCAAGAATGTCCAACCCTTGCCCAAAGAGATAGCCGGCAACGCGGTAAACATCTTCAAGGACGAAACCCAGCCCCAGGCCAACAGAATTGGCGCCGTCGCGAGCATTGTCATGGCGACGAAAGACCCGCATCAGCGGCAATTGCTCTTTAACCAGATGGTTGCCCAAGGACTTCCCGACATCACCCAGGGTGCCTTCGAGGCGTTGTCTCGCGGCGATAGCGCGGCGGCTGATCGCCTGTTCCAGGCCGCGATGGTCGATCCCTCGAAACTCGCCGGCAAAATCCCGAACGACATCAAGACCAGCGATATCGATCAGGCCGTGCAGCAGCAAATCATGGACCAGGGCCAGATCGGTGACATCTACTATGGGTTGAGCAGCGGCACGGCAGAGAACTACACCCGAGCCCAGCGGGATTCGAAGCTCATCAACAACGCCGTCAATCTTCGCCTTCGCAACGGTGAGACGATGGACCAGGCCATCGCGGGCGTGTCGAAAGACCTCTATGGCGACGTTCAGGTGGTGAACCAGGGTCACATGCAGATCCTTGTCCCGACCAATCAGGACAGGGGCGCGGTCATTACCGAACTGTCGGCGAAGCTGCCGGAAGTCGAAACGGCGCTGAAACAGGCCTTGGCACTCCCCGGCCCGGCTCCAGCAGGTACGCCAGCCGGCCAAGTCCAGGCCGGCAACATCGACTTGGCCAAGCGGCCAGTTGTCAAGAATTCGGACGGGACAATTAGCACCGTGCGTTCCATGTCGTTTGAAGAAGACGGCAAAGAAATCTTGGTGCCGACCGTTTCGCCTGACGGTAAAATCCTATCGGACCAGCAGGCGATAGACTTGTACCACAAGACCGGCCAGAACCTGGGGGTTTTCGACACGCCAGAGCATGCCGATGCATATGCGCAAGCTTTGCACGAAGCCCAGGCTAGGTACTACGACAATCGTAGCAACGGAACGGCTGCCATCATTGGCGCCGCCGCCGCGAACCACATTCCGAACATCATCGCGAATGGCTTCTTCCGCAATTCCGGCGATGGCTATGTGTTCATCGATCCCTACACCGACAAGGCAGTCTCGGACGAAAGCGGGGCGCCTATCATCTTCAAGATCACCGGCAACCTCCCGCCGGCACAGAAGGGACCGATAAGCAATCTCGGCACGACTGGCGCCGACACTCAGCAGCTTAACCAGATGCGTCGGGAAATGGGCCAGTGAGCGTCTATTCGATGAGCGGCCCGACCTATAGCGGGCTGTCCAAGTTTGATCTTCTGGACTCGGCAATGAGCCAACCGCTCAGCCTGACTTCGACGCTGTTCGAGGAGGGCAAGGGCGGTGCGCTGGAGAGCTTCGGTCTCGGCACTGTCTTGCGCCGTGGGGCCTTGCCGGAAGAAGCCCCGGTCCAGGATGGCGTCGATCAGAACGGCAATGCCGTTGTCGGAACTGGTGATGTCTATGCCCCGCCCAATGTCGGCATGCGTGATGCGCTTATGGGCACATGGGGCGATACGCCGGCCCAGCTTGAACAGCGCCGGCAGGACGCAGGGGCGCTTACGGAGGATCAATACAGGGCGTCCCCGTCGTTTCGAAAGGATATTCCCTACGATCCCGGCATGACGGAGACGCGGGCCGCCGCATTGGCTGCGATGGATGATGCCAAGAAGGTGCGCGAGTTCTATGCGCAGAAGCGACCGATAGCTGCCTTTCTCGGCTCGATGGCGGGCCAGGCTCTTGATCCGATCAATTATGTCCCGGTCGGCGGGCCGCTGGTCAAAGCGGCTGCGATTGGCCGCTTCGGCAGGATCGGCGGCGAGGCGCTAACTGCCAGCTTGGATGCCGCAGCAAACACCGCTCTGTTCGGGATTGGTACTGCCGATGCTCGTGCTCAACTCGGCGACGATGTTTCGTGGCAGGCGCTTATTTCGCAGATCGCAACGGCAGGGCTTATTGGTTCGGCCTTCGGGACCATCCACGGCGCCATAGGAGCGCGCATCGACGCCCGTCGCATGGCAGAGGCAGAACAGCGCCTATCGACTCTCCAGACCACCATGGAGAGCCGCATTGCCCTGAATGAGGGCATTGATGCGATTGTTCGGGGCGAGGATGTCAATCTGTCGCCTAATGCGACGGAGCCTTTGGCGCGGGTGGCGGACGAGATCACCGCCTATCATGGTTCGCCGCATGATTTTTCTGCCTTTGCTACCGAGCATATCGGCTCTGGGGAGGGCGCTCAGGCTTATGGTCGTGGCCTGTATTTCGCCGAGAATGCCGACATTGCCAAGGGCTATCAGAAGAAGCTTGGCGTCGATTCCATGCTTGTCGACAACCCGCAGGCGGGGAGCATTGTTCGCGACCTTCTGGACGCCAATGGTGGCGACTTCGCCAAAGCATTGAGGCAGCTTGACCGGGAGTTCGAGCCAGCCGCGCCGGGCGTCGATAATATGCGCAACCCTGTGTATGCCGATGCGCATCGGTTTCTGTCTCAGCCGCAGCCGGGAAATCTCTACGAGGTTCGCATCCGGGCTTCAAAAGACCATCTGCTCGATTGGGATAAGCCCCTTTCTGAACAGTCTCCATTCGTTCAGGATGCACTCCGCAAGCAGATGGGCGATGCCAATTTCGAGCAGTTTGCCAATAAGACGGGCGGCGAATATGTCGAATATGGCCTTGGCAATACGCATGCGACCGATCTCATGAATGCCGGCATCCCCGGCATCAAATATCTGGACGCATCATCGCGCGATGCTGGTGACGGCTCGCATAACATCGTGGTCTTTGACCAGAACCTGGTGCGCATTGCCCGCAAGAATGACCAGCCTGTGGCTGTCGATACAACCAAGCCAGCCCCAGAGCCGCGCCCGGAAGGACTCAAGCAAGCCGAAGCTTCCATCGCCAAGCCGGAAGATGTCAAGGCGCTTGCCGCCCAACATAGTGTCGATCCTGCGACCGGTGCTTTCCCAGAGGAAGCCGAAGTGGCGCAACTCGCTGCCGAGGGCCGCTTGACACCGGACGATGCCGCCACTCTCGCTCAGGCTGAGGCCGATTATCACGCCGGCTCCGCTTTCGCTGAAGCCATCAAGTCAGTAGCGGGGTGCCTGCTTTGAAAATCCGCTACAAGATGGGAGCCGATTGCTTCAATGCCGCCAACAAGGCATCGGGTGAACAGCTTAACCGCGAGGAGATCGAGGCCGCTTTCCAGCGCATGGCCGAATACAAGGCCAGCCTCCAGGCGAGCGGCGACATCACCAATCTTGGGGATAAGCTGAAATCCTTCGCCGAACGCGAAGCTGAGAGGACCAAGATTGCTGCGGCCATGCAGCGCCGTCACGCCGCGTTGAATATTCTCGTGCGTGATCGGCTGGACAAGACATTGCAGGGCTTCCTTGCTGCCGGCCTGACGCCAAAGCGCGCTTTGCTCGCAGTTCTGGAGGGGACATCGAAAGGCGTTGAGAACAGCCGCAATTCGGTGGGCGCGCTCAACCTCGCTTACGAGGCTCGTTACATCGGCGATATGTTTGCCGAGATTCAGGCCAAAGCGCCTCATCTCATCCACGCATTACGTGATCGCGTACTTGACGCCGACATCGCGCGGGAAATGGCTGAACTGAGGGACGGCGGCAAGCCGGGCATCACCGGCAACAAGGACGCGGAGTATCTTGCCAAGGTCTTCTCGACCTATGCGGAATTGAGCCGCACGGACTTGAACAAGCTCGGGGCTTCCATCGGCAAGCTCGACGGCTGGTCCGGCGCTCAGACGCACGATGACATGAAGATGATCGCGGCCGGCAAGGAAGCCTGGATCAACGCCATCCTGCCGAAACTCGACATGGCCCGCACGTTCCCTGATGCAGCGTCGGCCAAGGATATCGAGGAAGCTCTTTCGGGCATTTACGATACACTGGTCACTGGCTTGCCTAACAAGCCGACGCCTCGCGAGGTCGGGCAGCGTGTTTCTCCCGCCAATCTGGCGAAGTCGCTCGGCAAGTCACGCGTGCTGCATTTCAAGGATGCGGAATCCGCCTTGGCTTATCGCGATCAGTTTGGTTACGGCAACACCGTTTCTGGCATCATCGCTCACCTTCGTTCGGCCTCCCGCATGGCCGCCAACATGGAAGCGCTCGGGCCAAACCCGGAGGTCATGTACGGGTCCGTTGTCGAGGGCTTGAAACGAGCGATCAAAGACAACCCGAACCTTCCGCCGGCTGAGAAGGCCAAGCAGATGAAGGGCCTGACCATCGACGCTGGGGCGCTTCGTGATGCGCTGGATATCTCGACAGGCCTGATCTCCCGCCCGGTCAACGCCACCATGGCAAAGGTTGGCTCCGACATCCGCGCGGTCCAGTCCATGGCGAAGCTCGGCGGCGCTATCTGGTCATCCATGTCCGATACCGTGACGGCAGGGCTTGCCGCACAATTCCGGGGCTCCGGCTTTCTCAAGGGTTTCATAGCCCAAATCGATGGCATCATGCACGGCCGGCCGAAGAATGAGCAGGCTGAGATTTCCTATCTCCTCGGGGAGGGCTTTGACGGCCTGATCGGGCACATCGTTTCTCCGGCTGCGGCGATTGACGGCCCGGTAGGCAAGCTCTCCAAGATGCAAGAGACATTCTTCCGCTGGAACGGCTTGTCCTGGTGGACGGACATTCAGCGCGCATCGGCGGGCCGCATGATCTCCGCAGAGATGGGTATGAGAGCAAGGACCGCCTTTGCTGATCTGCCGGCGAACTACCGCCATGTGCTTGGCCTCCACGGCATCACTGAGCCCAAGTGGGAAGCCATCCGCCAGGCGCAGTTCCGAGAGATCAACGGTAACGTCTATGTCACGCCCGAAAGGATGCGCGACCTGCCCGATGAAGCAGTAGCCGGGCTGAGCAAGACAGCCGATGCCGCCCGTCATGATCTGGAAATGTCGCTGCGCCGGTTCTTCGCGGATGAGACCTCGTATGGCGTAATCGAGACCGATGCGCGCTCGCGGCGCACTACGACATTGGGGACTCGTCCTGGCACCATCGCAGGCGAAGGCCTTCGCTTCATCATGCAGTTCAAGGGCTTTCCGATCGCCTTTGCGCAGCGCACCATGGGGCGGGCGGCTTTCGGCTTCAGACAGGGCGCGAGACTGGAGCAGGTTGCGCATATCGGTACGATGCTGGCGGGTCTCACCATGGCTGGCTATGCCGCCATGACCATGAAGGATTTCACCAGAGGCTATTGGCCGCCGCGCGATCCGACCGACCCGCACACATGGGGCGCTGCATTCGTGCAGGGCGGGGCAGCCGGTATCTATGGCGACTACCTATTCAGCCGAGTCAGCCGGTTCGGTGGTGGCCCGCTGGAGACCTTCCTTGGGCCCACGATCGGCGCGGGCTCTGGTTTGGTGGATCTGATCCTGAAGGCCCGCGACGCGTCCGTGAGTTCGGATGAGCAGGTGAAACTGGCGGACTGGCTGAACTACGCAACGCAAAATACGCCGTTCGTCAATCTCTACTATGTCCGCCCGGCACTGGATTTCCTATTCCTGAATTCGCTGCATGAGGTTGCAACGCCAGGCTACATCAGGAAGACGGAATCGAAGCGACAATCCCAATACGGGCAAAGGATGATGGTCCAACCATTGAGGCCGTTTCAATAGGAATGATCGAGGGAAACCAGCGCGGCTAAGGCGCCAGCGATCACGAACGGGCCAAGCCATACAGCAAGGAAATAGCCGAAGCCCTTAATCTTGCCGGTTGACCACACGTAGACGCCGAAGACGAAGGCAAGCGTCCAACCGGCGAATATCACGATGGCGGCAGGCTGGCTCAACGGCGGATGAACCTGAGGCCAAAGCCGACGAAAGCGCCGACCAAAGCCCACGGCCCAGGCTGCGGGCGCGAGAGCCAGTACGAAAAGCTCAGCCCGTCCGCCTGAGCAAAGTAACCGATGATGACAAAGACAACCGCGCCGATCAGCGTGGCAATGATGAATTCAAACGTCTGTTTGTGCATGGACGCGCACTGAACTCCAAAACCCAGGATTTTTCAAGCTGTTCCTCTCGGACGGCTTTCTAGGAGATGCCCGGTGACCTCAATCCAGACCGACCGCACTGACGGGCTTTCTAGCTCGACCGCGATCAAAGGCCCCTGCAAAGCCGCAACCACGGCCAACATAACGCTCTCCGGTGAACAGACCATCGACGGCGTTTCCTGCGTCACGGATGATCGCGTGCTGGTAAAGGCCCAGACCAATGCCGCCGACAATGGCATTTACATCGTCAGCACGGGCGTATGGAGGCGAGCCAAGGATTTCAGTTCTAACCGCGACGTGAAGCAGGGGACCGCTGTTTTCGTCACGGGCGGCTCGACCAATGGCCCGCTGTGGTGGGTGACGACGGCCAATCCCATTGTGATCGGTACGACATCGCTGGCATTCGGGCAGAACATCCAGCCATATGACGCTGATTTGGCATCGTGGGCAGCGGTCACTCGGGCGGCCAATTTCGATGCCTGGGTGGCCAGCCCGACTTCCGCCAATCTGCGCGCGCTGCTGACCGACGAAGTAGGAACCGGGTCGGCCTACTTCACTGGCGGTGCGCTGGGAACACCAGCATCCGGCACCGCTACCAATCTCACCGGGTTGCCGCTGTCCACAGGCGTAACGGGACAGCTTCCTGTTGCTAATGGTGGCACCAATGCTACCTCTGCCGCAAATGCCAGGACCAACCTTGGCCTTGCCATCGGCACCGACGTTCTGGCCTATGATGCGCAGCTCTCGTCGTTAATCAGGCAGAACAGCCAAAGCGCGGCATATACGCTGGTCCTGACCGATGGCGGCAAGCACATCCTCCACCCATCGGCCGACACTACGGCGCGGGTATTTACCATTCCTGCCAATTCCTCGGTGGCGTTCCCGATCGGGACTGCTGTCACCTTCGTCAACCAAGCGAGCGCGGGCACCATCACGATTTCAATCACCACAGATACAATGCGGCTTGCTGGCGCCGGCACGACGGGCAGCAGGACACTGGCGGCCAACGGTATCGCCACCGCCCTCAAGATAACCTCTACCGAGTGGATCATTTCCGGCACGGGGCTTACCTGATGCCATCAGTCATGCAGCAAGTCATGCTGGCGCCATCGTCTGCGGCAGCGTTTCCACAAGTGGTGCAGCGGGCAAGCGCCGGAGCCACGACGCGCGGCACATCCACGTCCCCATCATTCTCCGCTGCCGTTGCCGGGGAACTCCTTGTCGTCGCCATTGCCATGGAAAACAATGGCGCCGGCCCAAGCACGCCGGCCGGCTGGACCGCCGCATTCGTTCCAATCACGAATACCGTCATCCTGGGTGTCTACACCAAGGTCGCGGCCGGTGGCGAAACAGGCGTCACCATCTCGCACGGCAACAATGAAACGGTCTGGATGGCGTGGCGCATCAACGCTACGTCCGCCGGGGTCTATACCGTTGCGACCGCGACAGGAACAAGCACCGGTCCCGACGCTCCGAGCGTCACCCCAGCAGCAGGATCCAAGGATTATCTGTGGCTTGCCGGCGCCGCCCAAAGGGTATCGACGGCCACAGGATATCCAGCAACCTACACGCAGGGCCAGCAAACAATTGCGTCCACTGGTGCCAATGTGTCGGTCATCGAAAGCGCGGAGCGGCAACTTACGAACACAACCGATGATCCTGGGGCTTTCACAATCGCAGCGTCTCAGGCGTGGGTCGCTTTCACAATGGCAGTCTCGCCCTAAACAGGATCGTTGATATCGCGGAGGAGTCTTCGTAAGAAGATTTGATGAGAGGACACCCGCTAATAGTTTCGTACTTCACGCCCGACGCTGCATATGAACGGCACGCACGCATATTAGAAGCGTCTGTTAAAAGGCTGGGACTTGAATCGCGAATAGAGCCGCGCCCATCGAGAGGAAGCTGGATTGAGAACTGCGCGCAGAAGGCACTTTTCATCAGACAAATCCGCGCAGAAGAGGGGAGGCCGGTTCTGTGGGTCGATGCCGATGCTGTTGTCCGCAGGCCTGTGATTGCACTGATCGGTAGCGATGCGGACTTATCCACCACCAAGCGCGGTGGCTGGTCATTCGCTGGAGGGCACATCTATTTTGGCGATGGAGACGGGGCAACAACGCTCCTCGATAAGTGGTGCGCCTATAGCGTGGAATATCCGTTCGTATTTGACCAGGTGCTACTCGGGTACGCATGGTGGGATTGCGCTCTAACATCGGCGCCGCCTACCGTCGAATGGATGGACGACGGCATTATCACTATCCTTAGCAGTCATCCCCTCAAGCGCCTCTACCAGCGGATGACGACGAGAGCGGCGATAATCCATAAGCAGGAAAGCCGCAGTTCAAAGGACAGCATGCCTAGGCCGGATAGGCGCGTATTCAGGACGCGGGACGTTCCCGGCTGGTGGCGCGAGGCTGCCAAGATAGAGCAGCCATTTCATCTGAATGATGACCAGCGGTCGGAATTAGGTCTGGCCTAGTCCACTATTCGAGGAGTGAGCGATGTATGCGCTATATGCAGCATCGGCCCCGCTTGGCCTGGCGTTCAATCTCTTCGCCATCCTGACGTGCTGGCTGTGGGCTTTCCTGGCGGCCGCATTCAAGCTGGAGCGCCTGCCTGGGCCGCTCTCCTGGGTGCATACCCACGATGACAATATCTACGGCTCGCGCATGACAGGTGAGCCCATGCCAGCGACTTTCCTGAAGCGCTGGACCACGGCAATGTGGTGGCTGTGCAGAAATCCTGGTTACGGCTTCAATGCCTATGTGCTCGGGTTTGGCAATGACGTGAGCATATCCTGGGTGACGCCGGAGTTCGGAGCATCGAAGGGCGGCGGGGCATGGGGCAGAACCGCCATGATGACCACGCAATCTGGCAAGCGGTACTTCTCATTCGAACGGCATTGGCCGCTATTTCTGGGCCGCTACGCGAAGGTCTGGCTTGGCTGGACCACCAACGACAACGGCACCGGGCGTCACATGCTCAAGGTGATGGTCAACCCGTTCCTGACTGACTGAAGCGAGCAAGTTGATGCGCAGATCCATCGCCCGACGCATCCGCTTTCACTGCGCCTGGATTGCTGGCGTATTCGTGGTCCTCGATGCTTTGGCGAGCGTATGGCCGTTGTTCGAAGGAACGCTCCCCATTCCGCCGCTTGTCTATGCCGGGCTCGGCCTTGGCTTCGCCGTCGCCTCTGGCGTTGGGCACCTGATTTACAAAGACCTCTGAAGGATACGCATATGAGAGTGAAGAGCCGCTATCTCGCGGGCGGCGCTGGCGCAGCTTTGCTTGCTGCTCAGCTCGCCTACACGACCCCATGGGAAGGGCGCGTTTATGTGCCGTACTTCGATGTCGGGGGCGTCGCTACCGTGTGCGATGGTCACACCGGTCCCGATATCATTAAGAACAAGCGCTACACCGACGCGGAATGCGATGCCCTTCATGTGAAGGATCAGCTTCGCATTGAGGCCGGATTGCTGTCTTGCGCACCCGAGATGGCTGACCCAGCCAAGGTTCCCGATGATGTCTATATCGCGGTGAACGATTGGGCGTTCAATGTTGGGGCTGGGGCGGCCTGCAAATCGACACTGATCAAAATGATCCGGGCAGGAAACCTGCGAGGCGCCTGCAATCAGTTCTCCCGCTGGGTCTACGTCAACGGCAAGTACATCCAAGGCCTAGCCAATCGGCGCATCAACGGCATGCGAGGCCATTTGAGCGAACGCGCCCTTTGCCTCCGGGGCCTTCCATCATGAACGGCCTCTACCAACTCCTCATCCCGATCATCGATGACTACGGCCCGTGGATAATCATTGGGCTGCTGATTGTCGGTTCTCTCGCCTGTCTGGTGTTTGCATGATCGTCCTCGATTGGCTGCTCTTCACCAAGCTTGGCCGAATCGTCACGGGTGCGTTTGCCGTCGTCGCTGCTGTCGTGGGCTTCCGTCTGTGGCTGGCGACGCACGATGCAGGCACCCGCCACGCTGCACTCGCCGGCTACGTCAAGCAAGTCGAACTGGACACCACGAAAGCCAAATTGGCGGAAACCGAACGGCAGCTCGCGGCCGGCCGGAAAGCCCTTTCCCAATATGCTGAATTGCTTGCCGCCGAGCAGGAAAAGAATCGCGCCGCTGATGCGCAGCTTGAGCAGGAGATTGCTGACCATGAAAAGGAACAGGCTGCTAAAGGCCGCTCTTGTTCTATCAGTGATGATGACCGTCGCTGGCTGCTCAAGCCTTGAGCGGGCGCTTCACCAATCGTCGGTGGAGAAGGGTAGGGTGCAGGCTGGCGTTCATCTTCCGCCACTGCCAGGCGATTGTAGGGCGCAAGAGCCCCATGCGCCCGTTCCTGTAGGCGCCGAGGCTCTTTCCGTCCTCAAGCGCGAGAGACGCGCCACAGACCGCGCCAATGCCCGCGTCCAGCGGTGCGCTCACCATTACGACAATGTAGTCGCTGGCCTGGAAGGGGATGCGCAGTGACCGAGCATGAAATCAGGCGCATCATTGCCGAGACAGTGAACGAAACTCTGACACGGCTTGGGGTCGATACGGAAGACCCGTTGGAGTTCCAGCGCGACCTCCAACATCTCCGCGCCTGGCGAGAATCTGTCGCCACCGTAAAACAACAGAGTTTAGTGACCGTAGTCGGAATTCTCATTGCCGGCGCTCTTGGCCTCATGTGGCTCGCTCTACGGGGTTCGCCATGACCCCGCGCTTTGTTCTTGGCGTTCTCGTTCTTGCGTCCTTCCTCTGCCTCATCGTGACTATCCTCCTCACCCTCAAAGGCTAAATCCCATGACCCGTGCTATCCTGAAGCCGGCCCTTTGGCTGGCCGCCTTGCTTTGTGCTGCCGTCTTCTCCGCTATCGGCATCGCCCACGCCGCCGACCGCTCCGAACTGGAAAAGCTCCAGAAGGAGGTGCTTGGCGTTACGGTGCAGCTCAATGGAAATTGCAGCGGCACCGTCATCTACTCGAACCGCGACAAGGTGAGCGGCGATGTCACCACGCTCATCCTCTCGGCGGGCCACTGCGCCATCGATAAGGATTCGGACCAGCGCATTGAATTTCCTGTCTACCAAGACAACGAAGTCGTGAAGAAAGACGCTTATGTCGGTCGCATCGATGGCGTCTACTACAAGGCTGATTTGTCCCTGTGGAGGTTGAAGGACAAGCAGACTTTTTTCCCCAATGTGGCGAAGCTGGCACCGGAGAAACCTACCTTGCTTATGGGCGAGGATGTGTGGACTGTCGGTTACCCGTTGGGTCTTGGCCTCACCGTGACAAGAGGCCTGTTCGCATCCAAGGAGACGAGCGACTTCGCGAAAGCTGGGACCGTCTACTACAAAGCCACGCCAGACATCGCGCCTGGTTCCTCTGGCGGCGCGCTCTATCACAAGAATGATGCAGGCGATTATGAACTGCTTGGTGTCACCACGGCAGGCATGCGAGGCTTCCCGTACTATGGGCTTTATACCCCTGTCTCCGACATCTACGCTTATCTGAAGGTGGCGGCCCCTGATGTCGTAATCCCGGAGGCGGCAAAGTAAGCGCGAACCCCCTCGATCCTCCGCAACAAATCCGGGAGATAGAAGGATGCCCGCTACGCCCAAATTCTCCGATGCAGATTTGCGTCTTCATTGGGACCAGACCGGCAACATCAGGGAGACGGCGCGGCGACTGAAGGTCAACTACACCTCAGTCCATGCGCGTCTCGTCAAGGCAAATCTAATCCACTCTCCGACGTTCAACCCGGTTCGCGGCGACCATACGCCGCGAACCATTCCTGAGGCTACCACACTCGTCATTCCTGACATCCAGGCGCCAGCACAGCATCCTGACGCCTTAGCCTTCCTCTGCGCCATCCGGGACAAATACAAGCCGGTCAACACGGTTTGCATTGGCGATGAACTTGACCTCAATTGGCTTTCCGAGTTTGCAAAGCTCCCGGAAGTGGACCAGCCACATAGTGAATTCGCCGCAGCGCAAGGGTTTCTGAGGACGCTTTTCGCGGAATTTCCCATCGCGGTATCCTGCACATCCAACCATGTCCATGGCCGGTTCGACAAGGCCAGGACGCGAGGCCGCATACCATCTAGCTTCTTGAGGCCGATTGAAGATCTGATCGACGCTCCTGTTGGCTGGTCCTGGCATTCCTCCATTCGAATGGGTGATATCCTGTTCCGTCACGGCCATCGTGACATCATGAATCTTAAACGGGTCATTCTAGAGGAAATCCCTGCCGAAACGGGCAGGCATATGAGCATCGTGCTCGGGCATTTCCATTCGCGGTTTGGTCAAGCCACGCCCGATCTCAAGGTTGGGCAGAAGCTCTATTGGGGCGCCTTCACTGGTTGCCTTATCGATCCTCGCCATCCTTTCTTTGGTTATTCGAAGGGCTATGAGCGCCTTGGGACGCTCGTCATCATGCACGGTCGCGCAATCCCTATCCCCATGGCTCTGGATGAGCGTGGACGCTGGACAGGTGCCTTATGAGCAGCGAGAGAGTCCGCGTGCGCGTGTCCACCGATGGTAAGAACCCTCAATGGGAATTGCTCGTGGACAACCTCAAGATCTGCGATCTGACCTATATCGAAACACTGGAGCTTGGCCTGCAAATTATGAGCAGCTTGCGATGGATCACGGAAGCGCTTCCGAAGAAATAGACGCTCTCGCCCGCCAGCTATTCCGCGCCTCTGACCCTAGTGGCGTTTGGGCGGCTCAGGACGAAGCAACCCGGCTGCACTTTCGTAGGCTGGCAAGAGAACGGATTGTCCAAGAGCTTGC